AACACCTCACAGGAAGTGAGCGAATAACTGTATCTCAATAAGGACATTATGAATTATGGAAAATGCAAATCCACGCAAATCGTTTAACCGGTTTGTGTCAAATCATCTGATGGCAACAGCTCATCAGGCGCTGAGAAGCACCACACAGACAGTGGTTGCAAAACTGCTCGGTGTACACGATTCAACAGTCTTACGCAGAACAGAAAAGTTACCGGAGATATGCGAGACATTGGCCGCAGCCGGTATCACAGATTTTGTTTTGCCAGGCGAGAAGAAAATCAGCGAGGAAGAGTACCGGTTTCTGTGGAAGCAGATCGGCGAACTCTCTCTGATGAGAACAAAAGAAAACGCCCCGGCTGTTGGAGCAGCAGAGGCGCATTAATCAATAACTTTTCGAGGTTAATTATGACACAGATTGAGAAGTGGCTTCAAGAGACACCTACAACTGGAATTATGGAATTCCCTGAAGAGTATTCACCTCAGGGGTGGGTTTATATTTTAAGCAATGAGGCCATGCCAAATATATTTAAAGTCGGACTTACCACAACACACCCAAAGAAAAGAGCCAGGGAATTATCATCTTCAACTGGAGTCCCGGAAAAATTTGAAATTGTTAAGGCATTTATATCAGAAAACCCGTCGAGTGATGAGGCTGCAATTCATAAAGAATTGGCTAGATACAGAGTGAATGAAGGGCGAGAATTTTTTAAATGCCCTTTAAATAAAATTATATCTGTGTGTGAGCGCATCATACCTGATGGAAGCGCAGTAAATGTAAATGACCTCACTGACAAATATAACCTAATTTCATTTGAGTCATTCGATAGATTTTCGGACGGCGAAATAATGGAAATATGTGGAATAACTTATTTTGGCGGCGAAAGGGAATGTTTAACAAGGCTTGCATTGTTTGGGGCTGAGTTTGTTCGTCACCTAACAAAGAATAGAGGTGCCGTTGTATTCAATAACAGCACATTCACCGTTTTATTACCGGAGGGAACCGATGAAATCTAATCTAAAGAGGGTTGATTTTGTAAACAAGACCCTTATCCCTGATAAACCGGAGGTCGTCGTGGCTGATCTTTCGAATGGCTACACAAAAACGGCAAACGAGATTCAAAAGTTAAAGCCAAGATTGCGTATGTCTGGACGGGAATGGCAGTGCTTTGAAGCAATCATCTGGCTGACATACGGCTGGAACAAAAAGCAAGACCGCGTAACAAACACTGTTATAGCCGATCTTACGGGTCTTAATGATACCCACGTTTCCAACGCAATTAAGTCGTTAGCGGAAAGGAAAATCATATTCAGTCGCAAGCAAGGCGTGATGAAAATCGTGGGGGTGAATACAGATTTATCGGCGTGGGTTTTAGATAAACCGAAAGCGGTAACGGCCTTACCGAAATCAGTAAAAACATTACCGGAAACGGTAAAAGTGTTACCGAAAACGGTAGCCACCCAATACAAGAACAAGAACAGTATTAAAAACCCTACGTCTGAGAATTCTGTCGAATCCTCAGCCCCGCCGAAAATAAAATCTGTTCCTGTCAGACCTGATGCTGCAGTCAGTTCACCCAAAGGTAACCAGTGGGGAACTGCTGACGACCTGAAAGCGGCGCAGTGGATTTACGGCAAAGTCCAAATCATTTGCCCGACAGCACAGGAACCAACCTGGCACAGCTGGGCGAATGATATCCGCCTGATGAGACAGGTAGATGGCAGAACGCACGAAGAAATCTGCCGGTTATTCCAGTGGGCGAACAAAGACCCGTTCTGGTGCTCGAATGTCCTGTGCCCTGCAAAGCTTCGTGAGAAGTGGCCGACATTGGTGATCCAGAGTCAGCAGCCGGGGAGAGCGCAGCAGAAACCATCCGGAAGACCACGTCTTGATTTTAACAACACCGATTGGGCGGAGGGGCTGAACGTATGAAATCACTCACCACAGCCATTCAGCAGCGTGATGCTGGTGCATTGCGGTCAATGGCAGGGGCTGCACCAAAACCGCAACAGAAAGTTCCACAGGAAGCAATTCAGGTATTCAACGAGCTGTTCCGGCAGTTGAAAGCAACATTCCCGGCCGCAATGGCAAATTTCCAGACACAGGATGACCTGAACGAATTTCGTCGTCAGTGGGTTCTGGCCTTTGCCGAAAACGGAATCCGGACGGTAGAGCAGATTAACGCCGGTATGCGGATTGCCAGGCAGCAGGAGAAGCCGTTTCTCCCGTCACCGGGGCAGTTTGTTCAGTGGTGTAAACAGGCTGACTGCGTGGCCGTTGGATTGCCGGACGCGGACGGGCTTTATAACATGATCATGAAGTTCAGTGCTGACCGCAGCATGTTCCGGACGGCAGAGGATTATCCGTGGCAAAGCAACGCCTGTTACTGGATGGTCACGAAGTTGCAGGCACTGAGTCGCGCGTCTGGGCTTACAGAGTCAGAGCTGAAAAAGCGCTGCGCCCAGGAGCTGGCGGTGATGGCATCCAGAATCAGATCCGGTGAAGAAATTCCGGCGCCGCGTGTGCAAATCCCTAAGCTGCATATTCCGGTACCGAAGGAAAAAGCGCTGGCGCATATTGCAGAATTAAAGGCCAAGTTCGGATTCCGGACGCGGACGGCATAACCCAAGACAGAAGGACTTTTGATTATGGAACCAACGGATTTTGAAAGGTGGTGTGCGGGTGAGATGGGTTATGGATATTCACCTGAATACATTGCGAAACAGAGCAGAACAAATTCACTCGGTGAAAAAGTATACATTCGCAATGAAATTAGCATCAGATATGACGCCTACATGGCCGGAGTTCGCAGCATGCTGCCGTATATGACACCGCCAAAAGGAGATGAAGATGAAGGGTAAGGGAACGGACTTTAAAGCGCTGATGTGGGTGTATGCAACAGAAAGGATGGTGCAGCGTAAGCGTTACATCAAATCCGGTGGCGGCAGAGTGGACTATAACCGCAAATTGCATAAGCCGTACCGGTGCGAGCATGTACTCGACAAGCTGCTCAAAATAGATATGAAAAGATTTTGCAGCGTCATAAAGCAAGGAGCCGAAAATGAAATGGATTAAGACGAGCGAGCAACTTCCTGAAGCTAAAGAGCGTAATTATCAGGTGATCGCATTGTGCAGGAAAAAATATGTCGGCGGGAATTACGACGGTGAGCCGAAGAAAACAATCGTTCAGGATTGGGTTATCCGCCAGTGGCCTAATAACTTTCTGTACTGGTCAGTCATCCCAGCACTGCCACAACCACCGGAGGAGTGATGAAAGCGAAACCAATGTTTGTCAACGGCTATCCATCCACAGACGGTGATTTTAATCCGGTGCGTGTAACCGAAACACAGGCGAGGAAAAAAGCAGCGCAGATGCAATCAGCAATGCGTAAAAAGTCATGGGGTAAGTCGGCTGTGGGAATTGTCTTTGATGCCGGCAGTCACTTCAATGTATCAGTCGGATTTCCTGAGCATAACAAGGTGGTTTGAAATGACAGAGAAAACACAGAAGCTTAAGCCATGCCCTTTTTGCGGGAGTTCGCACGTAGAAGCATTTTGCCAATACGAAGAAGATTGTCCTGACCGGTCAGCAATAGTCCGTTGCCATAGTTGCGATGCCCAATCCGCGCAAATGATTGGCCGCGGTAAAATCGATATGGCAATCGCCGCCTGGAACCGCAGAGCACCACAATGTGAGAAGGAGTAGGGGATGGATGAAATAATTGTAGGTTTTTACTACCTGGCACACCCGCAGTTACCACGGACATTTTCTCTGAATATTTATATTGCAACCGAGCATTGCAAAGTGATTTATCCCTGCAAGCCAACAAAAAAACAAGTCAGGGAGGCCAAGAAAAAATATATACCGTGGCTGAAATCCATTCTCAAAAGGAACAGAAGAACAGGAGGCTAAATGGAAGCAGAATTTCTCTTCCACGAATCAACCAAAGATGCAGCCTGGCAACACCTCAAAGAAGCACTCGCAACAAACAAACCCCACCGAGTAATCATCAAGCCCTGGAAATCTACCCGCTCACTGCCACAAAACCGCCTCTTTCATCAGTGGTGCGGAGAGATAAGCAAGTATCTGTGTGACAACGGCTCTAAATTCACGCCTGAGACAGTCAAGGAAATGCTTAAGCATACATTCCTGGGCTACGAGGTCACTGAAATGATAGACGCCACCACGCAGCATACAGAGCGCGTGAGGACTATGAGAAAAACATCAAAGTTAGACATCGGGGAAATGTTCCACTTCATGGGGCAGGTTGAGCGCTGGGCCACAGGCATCGGTTGTTTTGTGACGATACCCGAGAATTCGGAATATATGAAACTCAAAAGGGAGCAGGACGCATGAAGAAATCAAATTTACTTATGGCTCTGGCTGTTGGCTTGTCGGCGAATGGCCTTGCCTGGGCGCTGCGTGATAGCGCAAGAGCTTATCACTATCCGCTGTCACGTAACCGCATTTCCGGTCACCGGAAACTGAACCGGCAGGCGCAGAAGCGGAGGAGAGCGAAATGACAGAAAAAATGTACCTGAAACTTAATTTAATCATCAGTGCTTTTCGTGACCGCGAAACTCTCACAGCTGCCGATGTCGCAACAGCCATGGGATGGACTAATAACACCGCTAACACAAAGATGCGCATCCTTGAGGAGATAGGAGCGGCAATTCAGGTCAGCCCTGAAAATAAGCGCCCCATTCTGTATGCGGTTACATCCGGCGCGGACGCCTGCCTTGATTCATATTATGCGATGGCGGGTAATCGGTTCCTCAAAGGCTTTGACGCGAAGCTGCGGGAGGCTCGCCGTGGAATGCCAACTGTGCAGTAAAGAACTGGCCGACGATGAAACATGGTTGTGCGACCAGTGCGCCGGTGAATGTCCGCATCTGGAAGTAGTCGGGAAGATAAAGGGAGGTGGTGATGGCAAAGGCAAAACAGCCAAAGCCGAAGAAATGTAAAGTCTGCGACAAAGAATTCCTTCCCTATCTATCCACTAAAAAAGTTTGTTCCATCCCGTGTGCCATCAAGTTTGCAGCCAGTGAAGTACAGCGAAAGGCTGAAAAAGAACGCAGGCGGCAGGACTCCATTGAGCGCAAAGAATTACGCGAACGGAAAGACAAACTCAAATCCAACAGCGATTTAGCAAAAGAAGCTCAGGCAGCATTTAACAGATATATCAGGGCGCGTGACCGTGGAAAGCCTTGTATCAGCTGTGGATGCGATTTGGTTGATGCTTCCGGATATCTGACGGGAAGTGCTACAGACGCAAGTCATTACAGGTCAAGGGGTGCGGCAAAACATCTCAGGTTCAATGTTTTTAATGTCCACTCATCGTGTACCAGGTGTAACCGGCAGTTGAGCGGGAACGCAGTTGAGTACCGAATCAGGCTGATAAAGAGGATCGGCATCGAAAGGGTTGAGGCTATCGAGTCAGATAACTCACCACGGCGATTCAGTAATGAATATCTCAGGCGGGTTAAGCGGATATTTTCAAGGCGAGCCCGGTGGTGTGAACGCAGGCGGAAACTGATGGAGGCGGCGTAATGTTCACAGACATAGCGGCAGCAATCGAAGAAGCCAGGTGGCTCAGGCGTGAAACAAAGCATCACCACGTAGTCACACAGAAAAGAGACGGATATCTCAATGTTCGACAGGAAGTCAGCGAAAGCAGGGAGTTGCTACTGAGGAAGGTGTTTAGCACCCGGTACGACTGCCACAAACACACTGTTTTGCCGGAGGTAAGATGAGACTCGCAGATTTACCAAAATACTTTTCACCGAAGAGTCCTATGTTCAGTGACTCTCCAGCCGCAACAGCTACTGATTCACTTTCAATTACCGATGTCATGGCCTCGCTTGGTTTGGCAACCGCAAAAGCGAGAATGGGTATTGAATTGTTTTTGGCGAAACACGGAATCAATCAGCCGGACGAAGCGGTGGAGAGTCTCTATCAATATGCATTAACTCAGGCGCATAAATACAGCGTTATCCAAAAGCTTGATGAGGATGTTAGAGCATCAGTTCTGCAAATACTCGCAAATTATGCATTTCAGGATTACGCCAGAAGCGCGGCCAGCAAAAAGCCATGCCCTGATTGTGATGGCGGATTCATTGAAGCGGAGGTGTTCACCACGAAGTATGCCACCAAGGCCAGCCATTTCGCGTCATTGTCACCACTGATACCAAAGCGGTTTGTCGGTTCAGCGCGGGAGGTGAGAGAGGTGGTGAAAGTGAGTTGCCCGACCTGCAAAGGAAAGGCGGTTATCAGCCATTCGTGCCGGTGCAATGGGCGCTGCGAGGTGCTGGATAAGGTCGAAAGTGAAAAACAAGGTGTGCCGGTATACAAGACGTGCCCTAAGTGTTCAGGGCGCGGGTATTCCAGATTGAAATTTACCGATGTGCTTGAGCAGCTAAATACCGTTGTGGTGATACCGAAAACGTCCGGCTACGACAATATTAAGCCAGTATTCGAACACCTGGTTGAAGAATGCTTTAAAGAGGAGGCTCATGCTGAAAATATTCTTCAATTCGTAACAAAAAGAGAGTCAATTTCTATAAAATAGCAAATACATAGAAATAACCAATTGACATTTTCGGAATAATAGACCATCATCATTCCAATGCTAGGAGATTTGCAATTCATTCTCCGCAAAATAAAGATATAGCCTCACTTCGGTGGGGCTTTTTTCATTTCTGCAACTTGTAACGATAGCTTACAGGTTCAACTCTCCGGAAATTCCGGTTAACTCAATCTCTGAGCACAAAAAAAAGCCGGTCATAATTTAAATTAGACCGGCAAAAAATATTGTGAATATCAAGCATATGACATGCTAAGCAATGTCAATTACAAATATAAAGAGTAATTTGACTTATGTAAAGCATTTAATATTCATTAATATATTCCAGAGGTCGCCCTGTGCGGCCTTTTTTCATATACGCCGCCACAGAATCCTGAACAAACAAACGTAATCAGCGCAGAGATACTGTGCGCGGCACACTATTAACTAAATTCCTCCACTGTAGGGGGTGAGTATGAAACATATGAACAAAACCCCTGAATTTTGGGAGCAGGTACTCAGTTACTTTTCTCAATATAAAGACCAAGGCGCATTCGCTGTTCTCGCCGGGTCGGTGGCTATCTTCCGTGGCCGCTACAACGGCGGCGGATGGAAGAAGACCCTTTTTGATGGGCTGATGTGTGCAATCTTCGCGTGGTTCGTGAAGGACTTATTGACGCTGCTCGGTCTTAATCCTGACCTGGCATACCTGACCAGTGTGTTTATCGGCTATATCGGCGTGGATACGCTGAGCAAAATAATCAAAGGCAAGGCGGGGGTGAGCAATGACTGAACCAAAATGGATTACTGAAGCCCGGAAAGAGATCGGCGTATCAGAACACACAGCAGCAGGTTCCGCAGCAGTAGATCAGATGTGGGTTGACAGCAAAATGCGCGGGCTGGTTGGCACTGCTCGTAAAGTTCCGTGGTGCGCCGGGTTCGTTAATGCGTGCCTGGAACGTGCCGGTATTCGTTCGACCCGCTCTGATTCCTCCCTCTCCTATCTGGCGTTCGGTGACATGTTGAAAGAGCCTGCATACGGTTGTGTTGTCACATTCTCCCGTAATGGCGGTGGTCATGTTGGCTTTGTTGTCGGCAAGACGGAATCAGGTCAGTTGATGGTGCTGGGCGGTAATCAGTCTGACGCGGTAAATATCAAAGCATTCGGCACAGACCGTGTTACCGGTTATCGCTGGCCGTCAGGTGTACCGCTGGACAATCGTCCGCTGCCGGTTGGCAATGCTGCGCTGTCAGTGAAAGAGTCATGATATGGACACCATGACAAAGGCGCTGACTGGTGTCTGCGGTGTGCTGCTGCTCGGCTTGCTGCTGATGCTGCACCTGTACGGCGGGCTGAAAGATAATTATCAGCTGCTATCCACACAGTTCAGTGAGCAGGTCGCCATCAACAAAGACTACAAATCCCGCATCCAGTCACTTCACGAACTCGACACCATGTACACGCAGGAGTTAACCAATGCAAAAACTGAAATTGATGGCCTGCGTGATGCTGTTAAGTCTGGCGCTAAGCGCGTGTACGTCCGCGCCGAGTGTCCAAAGGCCGGAACCGATACCGCCGAAATCGGACGCAATGAAAGCACCCCACGACTTAGTGAAGCAACTGAGCGAGATTATTGGCGTCTCAGAGAAATGATGGCTGAGAACCTAAATCAGACCCTGTATTTACAGGACTACATCAGAACGGAGTGCCTGAGATGATTTATATCGCAATTCTGGCTGCTTTCGTTGTTGGCTTCTTCGTTGGGTCATTCACGATGAGAGCATACATAGCCGAAACAAAAAGATTTGAGCGATTGATTGATGAAATCGTAGAACGAAACGGCAACTGGCCTCGCTAAATAGCGGGGCTTTTTATTGGAGAAATACTATGGCAGAAAAAGATAAACACGCTGGTTTCGCAGCGGATAAGCACTGCGCCAATCACGCTGGCGAGCACTGGTGGTATAAAAAGATTGAAGGCGGATTTACTGAGTGCTGTGAATACGACAATGAGTGTGAAAAGCACAAAGCTATCCGCGACAAAGAATAACCCCGACAAGGTTAGAAAATTTGTTAAGCCAGCAAAGAGGTGATCCAAGCTATCTTGACATGCCGGAACAGACGGAAGTAACCAAAGTAACGTAGTGATGCGTGATGATGGTTGCGAATTTATGTAAGCCAAAGAATCAGCATCAAATCAATACGACTCACCAAAGGGAATGACTCCCCATCACGTGAGCAAAGCGCATTTCACCCAGTGCTTTAGCACGCACATTAAAACCACCAAGAGCCTTACAGAAAGTGATCCTGAGAACTGCCGCTATGGCTGGCGAGCTCTCTTGGGGCGGCTTTTCTGTGCTAACAGGTTCACTTTCTATAAGAGGTACGCATGAAAGAATTATCAGTTTTTGATACACCGGTTCGCGTTGGCGATGATGGATATATTTCCATCACAGATATTTGGAAAGCTGCCAAGGCAGCAGGTATGAAAGTAGACAACCTGCGTCCCGTTGATTTTCTCAGAAGCCCAGTAACGAAGGCATTTATCAATGAGTTAGTAAAAGGTGGAAATTCTACACCTTTTATTATTTCCAAAGGGCGCAATGGTGGAACGTTCGCAACCAAGTTCCTGGCATATGAATATGCTGGCTACATAGACCCCGCATTCAAAGTTGGGGTATATACGGTGCTGGATAGATATTTCTCAGGCGAGCTTATTTCCGTGGCCAGTTTCATGGCTGAAGCGAATATGGCTGCATATGTTTACAACCAAGAGGCGGCGGTAGTTAGTGACTGTGGGCGCACAATGAATTATTGGGGTAGAGGCGGGCGGAAGTCTCACTTGCTTCATAAGAAACAAGAGGCGGAGAGCCGGCTTCAAATAGCACTGAAATATGAATAGACCGCTCAGCGGTCTTTTTTATGCCTGATGCTCAGATGTGAGCAACGAACCAGTTAATTATTCTGATTGAGGCTGAAATGACAACTATCGCATGGGATGGAAAGACGCTGGCATCAGATAGCCAGGCTCAGGCATCCGATATTATCTGCTCTACATCGGAAGTGAAGATATACCAGCCTCAACCCGGCGAGCATTGGAGCATCTACGGTGAAACGGTATTAGCTATCGGGTGCGCCGGAGACTGTGGTATCGAAAGAGAACTGCAGAAACTGATGTCAGAAAACCTGACTTACGCATCACAGTTCATCCCGTCGACCTCATTCACTGCCATCGCGGTTATCAGCAAAAACCTCGCATACATTATTGGTAAAAGTCAGGGTGAAGACAGGGCGGGGATATCGACACAGACAGAACCCTATGCAATCGGAAGCGGCAGCGTTATCGCCAGCACGGCTATGCACTGTGGTAAAAATGCGGTTGAGGCTGTCCGTATTGCTATTGATATGGATCCTAACAGCGGCGGGCATATTCAGGCGTTTACGGTTTAAGGGGTTGTCCCTGCGTCCTGCCGAACAACAAACCAAACACTACCGAGCCGCCGATCTCCTCTGCCACATTAGCCACGACCTGTGCCACTCCTCACGGTGAGCGTGAGGACATCCAGAATAATCGGTAACACCGGGCTTACGACCCCATAAGGCGGCGACACCTGCCGTGGTGGAAGAAATGGTGAACATCAATCAACGGAGGTGGACATGACTGAAAAATACGAAGTCACAGCAACCAAAAAGGACGGCACGACATATCACGGATTGATGACGACGAAAGAGCCGCGCATTACTAACGGACTGATTGGTATTGCCGGTTTGGACGGCTCATGGACATATATCGCACCGGATGAAATCAGCGACATCAGATACATTCCGATAGTTGAGGAAAAGAGTAAGGAATAATTATGGCACTCAACGATAAACAGGAAATGTTTTGTCGTGAGTACCTCGTAGATTTGAACGCTACACAGGCGGCTATTCGTGCGGGGTACAGTGATAAAACTGCACGCTCGCAGGCTAATCGCATGTTGACAAATGTTGACATCGAAAAGCGCATTCAGGAGTTAATGAGCAGCCGCAGTGAACAGCTTAAGGTTGACGCTGAATATGTGCTGAGGCGCCTGGTTGAAATAGACCAGATGGATGTTCTCGACATTATGACCGATGACATGAGCATAAGGCCGGTATCAGACTGGCCAGCATCATGGCGGCGATATCTGAGTGGCTTCGACCTTGCGGATATGTTTGAAGGGCGTGGCGAAGATCGGGAAATGGTCGGGATACTGAAAAAAATCAAATGGCCTGACAAGGTGAAGAACCTTGAATTGCTCGGTAAGCATATATCTGTTCAGGCATTCCGTGAGCAGGTTAAAAACGAGCATGATGTTGTCGGCACTCTCTCTGATTTGATGGACGAACTATCGGGCAAATAATATGAAGCCAGAGCATTTAGCGTTACTGCGTAATAAGCAATGGCGTCTGAATAATCTGTACTGGATCACCGATAAAGAAGGTCGCCCGGTTCGCTTTAAAATGACGCCTGAGCAAACGGAATATTTCGAAGGCATCCACAACCGCAATATCATCCTGAAAGCCCGTCAGCTTGGATTCACGACAGAGGTCTGCATCATCCAGCTTGACGCGGCAATATTTGAGTCAGCCAAGTGCGCACTGATAGCTCACACCCTGCCGGATGCAAAGCGCCTGTTCCGGGAGAAGATAAAATACGCCTACGAGCGACTTCCTGACGAAATCAAAGCGGCCAATCCTGCGAGTAATGACTCTGCCGGTGAGCTGGTATTCAGCAAAGGCGGTTCGGTGACTGTGTCCGTGTCGTTTCGTGGCGGCACGCTGCGTTATCTGCATGTATCAGAGTTCGGGAAGATATGCGCCAAGCAGCCGGAGAAAGCCCGCGAGATTGTTACAGGGGCGTTTGAGGCGGTTTCAACGGAATGCTTCACGACGATTGAAAGCACGGCAGAGGGGCGGGCCGGTTACTTCTTTGATTACTGCCAGCTTGCCGAAAAGGCCCTGATGCAGGGCAAAACATTATCTCCGCTGGACTGGAAGTTTTTCTTTTTCTCTTGGTGGAAGAATCCGCAGTACGCAATTGATCCGGTAGAGCAATTACCGCAGCGCCTGACTGATTATTTTGATGAGCTGTCAGGTAAGCACGGTATCGCTCTCAACGACCGGCAAAAAGCCTGGTATTACGCCAAAGAGAAAACACTCGGCGACGATATGAAGCGGGAATACCCGTCGATACCGTCAGAGGCATTCCAGCAGTCGGTCGACGGCGCGTACTACGCCAAGCAATTCCGCTGGCTGTACGAAAACAAACGCATTGGTGAAATTCCTGATAACTCACACCTGCCGGTACACACGTACTGGGATATCGGTGTTAGTGATTCAACGTCAATCTGGTTTGTTCGTGAAGTTGGCGAGGAGTTTCATATTATCGACCACTACTCAAACAGCGGTGAGGGCTTGCGTCATTACATGAAGGTGCTGAGAGACAGAGGTTACGACTACGCCAGCCACAATGCGCCGCACGATATTGATAATCGCGAGTTTGGCTCTGACGCCAAATCCCGAAAAGACCTCGCGCGGGAAGGGTACGAAATCGACGGGCAGGTATATTCCATCCGGTTTGAGGTCGTGCCGAGATCATCAGTTGATGAGGGCATTGAGGCAGTGCGTGAAATCCTGCCGCTCTGCGTATTCGATGAAAATAAATGCGGTGAGGGCATAACGCACCTTGAGGCTTACCGAAAAGAGTGGGACGACAAGCGCGGTTGCTGGAAAGATAAGCCGCTGCACGACTACACATCACACGATGCTGACGGGTTCCGTTATTTCGCGGTGAGTCGCCGCAATAAGAAATCACATCTCGGGATGCTGGTTCGCAAACGCTAATGAGGGCAAAAATGGAAGTAAATCAGCATAAGCTGTCATTAGCGGTCAATAACGCTATCAGCGCAGTGGCAAGAGCCAGAGCGAATTACGCATCCGGCGGTATCGGCACAGGGAACACTAAACGCCCGCGCATCTGGCGTGAGTTTGGCTATCCGGAAGTGCTCACATTTGATGATTTTTACAAAGCCTATGACCGCAACGCACTTGGCGGGGCAGCGGTAGACCGGTATATCGCCGGGTGCTGGATTGATGTCCCTGAAATCTTCGAAGGTGATGAAGAGGCAGATCAGGACGGTTCTACTGAGTGGGATAACAAACTGAACAAGTTGCTTAAATCACACTGGGAGCAGATTAAAGAAGCCGATAAGCGCAATCTCATAGGTCGCTATTCCGGGCTGATTATCCAGTTGCGTGACGGTCGTAAGTGGGATGAACCGGTTGATACAGCCGTCATATCCCGACTTAAAGACAAAGCGATTATCAGGCTTATCCCTGCGTGGGAAGCGCAGCTTGATGTGAAACGGTGGAATGAAGCCCAGTTTAGTGAAGATTACGGCTACCCATCACTGTACTCATTTACTGAACTTCCGGTCGGTCAGGAATCGGACGGTTCTCCTGGGCGGATTATCGATATTCACCCTGACCGCGTGATTATTCTGGCTGAGGGAGCAGCTGACGGTAAGTTAACATCCGGCAATCCGCTACTGCGAAAAGGCTATAACAAATTGCTTGATGCTGAAAAAGTATCAGGCGGCAGTGCCGAGGGCTTTCTGAAGAATGCCAGTCGCCAGTTGAATTACTCATTCGGCAAAGAAACCGATTTTAGTAAGTTAGCCGAAGCGCTGGGAACCAATATGGAAGGGCTGGCCGATGCGCTTGATGAGCAGGTTCGCCGCCTGAACGAGAGCATTGATGCGTCAGTGATGATGCAGGAAGGCACTGCAAATGTACTTTCTGTTGCTCCGGCAGACCCTGAACCAACATGGCGAACCGCGCTGGCTGAGTTTGCGGCTTCAATCAATATGCCGGTTAAGGTGCTTATCGGCCAGATTACCGGTGAACGGGCATCAACAGAGGATATGAAAGACTGGGCGAGAACGTGCATGTCACGGCGTACCGGCTTTCTGAAATCAGTCATTGAGTCCTTTGTTTCCCGGCTCTGGACGCTTGGTGTTATCGAGCAGAAAGAGGAGATCACCGTCAGTTGGTCTGATTTACTGGCACCTAGCAAGGCTGAGAAAATCGACACAATGGGTAAGGCGGCAGATATCGCCGTTAAATCGCAGCAGGCATTCGGGTATTCAATATTGCAGGAAAATGAAATCCGCGCGCTGGGTGAGTACCCGACACTGACTGAGTTTGAGAATACCGAGCCACCGGAAACCGGCGAAAAAGGAGATCCGTTAGCTGATGATAAAGAACCAGAGAACAGGGTCGCCGATAATCCCGCGAAATAAAGCCGATCCGACGCAGTCAGGAAAGCCGGTCAGAAAGATGTACCGCGATATCGAAAACCGGTATTACGGGCTGAAAACGGCACTAAGGCAACTATTTGACTTGTCATTCACCGGTAGAGAACGAAATCAGAACTCACTCTACAGTTATATCCTCGCCAAAAACGCACAGAACGAACCAGATTCGCTTATCAGGGTTAACGCCGGGGTTTATTCGTATGATCTCGCAGAGCGTCCTGACGGGTACGCGCGTTTCCTTGAGCGGCTGCAATCTATTCTGGATGAATATCTGCTCGACGGCGGGAATGAAAACCTGTGGGCGTTTAGTCATGTCGTTGCTGAGTATGAGCGCGGCACGCTGAATGCGCATACCAATCTATCACTACAGTCTGAAGTGTACGCATCACAAACCACGCTCACTTACCTGATGTCACAGCCTGCGTATCAGAACCAGATAGCCGCTGCGTTTATATCAACGTTCAGCGACTGGAAAGGTATTTCTGATGCTGCCCGCGCTGATCTGTCGAACATCATTGGCTCAGCGATAGCCAGAGGGATTAACCCGCGCGAGACAGCCAGAATCGTCAGTCAGCGACTGGATGTCTCGATGAGTAGTGCGAAGCGCATCGCTCAGACGGAGCAGGTTGGCGCACTGCGGCGGGCGAGCTGGAATGAAACCACATGGGCGAGTGAGCGATTAGGGCTGCGCACAGGTCTGCTGTGGCTGTCTGCACTGAAGCCGACAACACGCAGTTGGCATGCGGCAAGACACGGCAAAGTGTTCACTGTCGAAGAAGTCGAGGCGTTCTATGCTGACGGCGGCAACCGGTTCAACTGCTACTGCGCGACACAGCCTGTGCTGCTGAATGATGACGGGACGATTTACAACAAAGGGATCACCGATCGCCTGGCTGAAGAGCGCAAGGCCTGGACGACAGAAGAAGATTCATAACACCAAGAGGCCACAACATGAAGTTTTCCGGAATTCATGTTAAATCGCTGGC